ACTTAACAATACCTGTAGTAAGACTAGCCGCAGTGTATAGAACTGTTACGTTAGTAGTAGTTAGGTCTAGCTTTGCATTCTTGTAAGTATTAGCCATTAGCTTATAAACCAAGTAGTAGCTTCTGCTTGTTGGACAAGCGCAGCATTTCGTAGGGCGTTATCTAGCTGATTAAAGTAGATACGCAGTATTTTATTAAACTCTTCAAACGACTGCGCATCGTACGTTGTTGGGGGGTAGGGCAACGCGGGGGCACGAAACGGTACGTTGTACCTATTATTGTCTACAGCCATTACCGTCTCCCGTCCGAACGCATGTCTATACGAGGGCTACCCAACTGCCAAGTAACACCTATTTCGTTAGATTCTACCTTTATCGCTAGCTGTCGTCCACGTACACGTATAAATAGTTGGTCTGTAAACTGCTCTACCGGCAATACCGCCGAACGTGTAATACCTGCGCTATTGGTACCGCCTACAGAAGCGGGGTTATTATACCCTGAACCGGAACTTTGTAGGGGTAACAGGGTCATAGTCGCACTAGGAGAACCTACTTCAGACCCATCAAACGTAATGTCCGGCAAGATACGCCAGATAAAGGCAAACTGATGCCCGTCTTCCAGATCAAACTGCGCGGAGGATATGTACGCCGCTATAGGAGCGGTAGTCAACCCTTCGTTATCGTCAACGCCCTGCTCGTGATTAACCAAGTTGTTGCTGTACGTAGCGCCTAGAGGGAAGTCTCTTAGCCCCGAATCAAGCCATGCAGTACGACTCATGTTGCCGTAGTACCATACTTTTTCTACATAGTTATACACTACATATTTGTCGGCTACGCTAGAACTGCTGGAGCAATACCACCACCAAATCTCGTGGTAGGACTCATTAGTACCGCAGAACACTTGCTCGTACTGTAGGGGGTTAAAGTCGTTGAATATAAACTTTCGTAAGTCACATTCGAGAGGTTGAGTACGCCCATCGTACATGTAAAATTTATCTCGTCCCATCCAATAAGCCACACCATTAGCCCAACCCACAGCGTTCTGAGAGGCAATAGATGTATTCTCACCAACGGACTGCGCAGTCCACACGGCAGGAGCACCGACGTACTGTAACGCGTACAGAGCGGAGTCTGTCCATACTAGTACTTCTTGACGCGCCTGTTGGGCAGCTACAATCTCTGTGCCGTTAGATAGTATGATGTCCCCCGCTTGGTTAGTAGAGGAAGGTGACCAGTTAGTAGCGTCTTCTTGGTCTGACCAACGAATAAGCATAGGGTTAGGCTGGGAAGAACCGAGGTTGTTAGCACCAAAAGCAAATACAAATCGGTTGACGTCCGACACTAGGATTAGTTTTTGAGATGTAGGTATGTCTGTACCTGTTAACAACGCCCCACGCACTGTTAAGCCTGTAGTGGCATCCCAAAAGTATATAGGGCCGTCCCGAGGAGCAAATATTAAGTCTTCTCCGAAGTTAGCTTGGCTCCATATACGTAGGCTAGTAGTAGAAGAGTCACCTACGCCCCACGCACCGACACCCCAACTTGAAGCCCCCCAACCAACTAGGGGGATAGCAAAAGCAGGGCCAACATTGATCTGGTAGGTAGCCGTTACTGTGCCGCCCCCTGTAGCACTAGAACTGGCGTTAGTCCCTGCATCTATTGTGTATACGTTGTTTGTTGTAGTCTCAGATAGTTGGTATTCCGCGTTGAGCGTTAGACCTCCAACCGCAGTGGCGTTACTAAAAGTAACAAAATCGCCGTCTGCATAACCCCCGTTTACGTCAGTAACTTCTACTATAGGCGAACCACTAGTAGTCTCGAACGGGTTAGTCAGTACCACCGTGGCGCGTATAGGAGTTATGTCGTTGTAAGCGCCACCGTTCTCAATGTAGTACTTTAAGTTAGTGCCTACAGCGATTAGGTTCTGCCCACCCAAAGTAACCCAGTTCCATAGAGATCGGCATATGCCAAGGAACGTAGCGTCAGATATACGCTGCCACCCCCCAATCTTCTCCGGCGTGCCTTGACGAAACCGAATTTTATCGCACTCATACCAACCGCCCTCACTAGTATAGCGAGTGTTCTCGCGGTTAATACCGGGTTTTAGCTGTAGTTTTTTAAGGGACATGGGTTACCTACTAGTATGACCAGACAACCGGAGTAGTTTTTCGGTCGTCTACATGGATAAATGTCTTAGCAATTCCAATGCCAGTAAACCCAGCCTTCATTGCCTCAGAGACTATTTTATACCCTTCTGCACCGTTAGAGATACGTATATCTGAAGCAACGCCCTCACTGTGCTTTCCGGGTTTAGCTTTTCGTGCTTCTATGCTGTGTCTAGGGTCTCTGTAGCCCGAAGTAATTACGAACGGAAACCCACAAGCCTCGCGTAGGGTATCAAGTCTTACCAAGAAATCCTCGCACATCTCGTTGTTACCCGTCTGTTGGCAGTTGAAATCTGAGAGTTTGAAGTACTTCATTTGCCTTTACCCTTCATCCTTTCCGCAGTGCGCATACCACCCAGACCCAACATACCAAGCAATACGGGTAGCATAACTGTGGTGTCCGCTTGAGGTATAGATATCTCAAACGCAGCCGCTAATGGCGAGATTAAAAAGTTTACGGCAAAGCCAGCTACGCAGACCCAGCCAGTCGCAGGGCGCCATCCCGATTGCCACGGGTTTCCTTTAGCGTCTTCAGTGTTAAGTTTAATTTGCGCTAGGGCTATCTCTTGGCCGTGACGTTCAGCCATAGTCGCCAGCTCGTGCGCGATCTTCTGCTTGGTATCAGCATCAGGAATAAACTTGTCAAGAAGACCAGTTACGGGTGCTATTAAAGAATTAAATATACTCATTGGAATAATTTCTCTAAGAAAGGAGAGACTAGCACAAAGGGATAAAGAAGCCACAACCGCTTATCAACAGCATCAAATCGAGTGTTAATTTTATCAAACTTGGCATTGCCTTGGTCTAATTGCTTTTCTATATTGGCATACCTAACGGCGCACTCTTTTTCGTGCCCGTTTAGTTTTACTTCCATCTCTTTGACTGTGGTCATTATTTGTACTCTTGTGCCGTAAGTATTACTACGTAAATCATTATGGGAATTACCGCTACCGCTATACCTATAACGGTAACAAACTGTTTAATTAGCTTTAGTGTGGCATGGCGTTTAAGTACAGCCAACCTAGCGACTCTCTCTCGCTCCCGTTTGCACTCGCTTTGGAAGTTGAGCCAGTCGCTATACATCTCAGCTCGGCCAGCGTAGACCATATAGTCCTTTAGCCATTCCTCTTGCTCTTTGATTTTCTCAAGGGCCATAAAAGCATCGAGGTCAGACTTGCCTTTTTGAGCAACGCGCTTGGTTATAGCGCTCTTGTTAGTAAAATAAGATTTCGCCGCTTCTGAACAGTCGTAAAGCTCCTTGCCGTTACTAAGCGCAGTTTTGATAAGCTTAAACGCAGCATTGGCGGCGGTGATCTCGGCTAACATTTACTCAGACGCTTTGCGGATGTCAGTGGCAATACCTTCAACAAACGTAGCTGATCCTGCACCAACGCCTTTAGCTGTATCCGTAACCATAGACTGAGCTGAATCAACAGTAGTGCCTACAATTTGCTGTGATCCGTCAACAGCGCCGTTAAAGGTGTTGCAGCCCATAAGGGCCAAGGGTAATGCTAATAATAAATATTTCATTGTTGTTTCCTTTAAAGTAATTAAGTATTAATAGTGTTTAAGCCAAGAAGAACGCGACTTCACCAATAGACGAAGCGTCTACGCCGTAGTAAAAGTCAACAGTATCTCCAACGGCTAAGGTATAAGCGGGTGATCTGAGCCAGTAGTATGCGGACGTAATTGAGGATCCACTTGTCTCAAAGTACCCAAAGCCGCGAGTAGTGTATATAAAATTCTGAAGGCGGCCTGTGCCAGAGCTTCCTGTAGGAGTCGATGTTGACTTGATATAAAACAGTCCTCCACTAGCAGAACTTGTACTTACTGTACTCCAACTTGTCGGGGTAGTAGAAGAAGATGATATAGCTGATCTCTCCCAGCCAGTAGCGGCGACCCCCCCGGATGAAATAAAAGGAAGTTCAGTCTCGGTTCCTGATTGAGTCACAATAAACATATTGGCCTGTATATCAGCCCGAAAGCTAGTCGCAGTGCCGTTACGTCTAGGTCTAACATAAAGCCTAAAGCTACCTGCCTGACTAGATGTTAGTCTTACTCTGCGCCAATAGGTTGTTCCAGTTATCTGCACATTATTAATAGGCGATATTTGGGCGGGTATAGAGCTATCAGTTGCGCTGTCAGTTCCACTAAGGCTTACAGGAAGATACTGAGCTGGAGGGCCACTACCAGCAGACTTGCCGTAGAAGTCAGTAGACATGTTAATTGCGCTACCTGCTCCCGTCT